TATGACGGAATGGATGAATGCAGGAGAGTTTAGAGACAAGGCATCAGAGATAGCTTCGGTCATAGGTCATGGCGGTTGTGAGATATTTCCTAAACAAGAAGAGATATTAGTTGAACGTGGGGATGTGGGAAACTTTATTAATCTTCCATACTTTGACCATGAGATGACAACAAGATATGCATTTAAAGAAGATGGCGAATCAGCTACGTTAGAAGAATTTTTAGATATAGCCGACCAAAGGAAAGTAACTCCTAGTGATTTTAATAAACTACAGGTTGGAAGTAAACAGACGGAACCTTTTCCAGAAAGTCCACCATGTTTAAATGTTATGGCATTGAGTGGTATTGGAGAAGGTGGACGTAATTCTTCTTTATTTAACTATGCTACTATGTTTAAGAAAATGGATCCTGATAATTGGAAAGCTTTATTAGAAAAGTTTAATATAGAATATTGTTCTAATCCGTTATCAGCTTCAGAGATTGTCACAATTCAATCCCAATTAGAAAAGAAAGAATATTTTTACACATGTAATCAAGAACCATTAAAGTCCCATTGCAATAAATCTTTATGTAAGAGAAGAAAATATGGCATAGGAACTACGACTGATGCTGTGGAGATAACAGGTTTGTCTATTGTCAAGTCCGAACCAAGGGTCTTTTTTGCTGATTTAGATGGCAGACGATTAGAGTTAACGAGTTATGATTTACAGTCTCAAGCTAAGTTCCAAATAGCCTGTCTTGAGCAACAAAATTTTATGCCACCACGAGTTAAGGAAGACTCTTGGCAAATATTAATTAATAGTTTGTTGTCAGAGGCTAATGAAATAGAGGTTCCAGAGGAGTTGACATATAAAGGTCAGTTCTTGGATTTAATAGAATCATTTTGTCATGGCAGGGTTCAAGCTGCATCAGCAGAGGAATTATTGTTAGGTAAGCCTTGGGTTATGGAAGATAATGTTTATTTTAAGATAGATTCTTTTGTAGATTTTTTAAGACAAAAGAATTTTACACATTACTCTAAAGGACAAATACAGGAAAGAATAAAAGAAATGAATTCTGGGGATAAATGTAATGCGTCTAAACATTTTAAAACAACAAATGGTGGATGGAAATCAATAAGGGTATGGTGGGTTCCAGACATGAAAGAGCAGGTTGACATACCTAATGTAGAAATTGAAGAAGAGGTGCCTTTTTAATGGAAACAAGTATATTTGGACCACCCGGAACAGGGAAGACAACTAAGTTATTACAAATAATTGAGGATGCTATAGCTGATGGAATTCAACCAGATAGAATAGCTTTCTTATCGTTTACTAGAAAAGCTGCTCAAGAAGCTATTGACAGAGCCTGTGTAAAATTTAATCTCGACCCTAAATATTTTCCTCATTTTAGAACCCTTCATTCGTTGGCTTTTCGTTGGACAGGAATGAAGGCAGAGAACTTAGTTAAACCTGCTGATATGAGGTTCTTAGGTTTAAAGTTAGGTGTTAAGTTTAATAAAGAAGAAAAAATTAACATTGAAGATGGGGATTTATATACACCTGGATCAACGGATGGCGATAAGTATTTTCACATAATGCATTTATCAAGATTAAAAGGAACTTCTTTATTAAAAGAGTTTGATGCTTTTAATGATACAACCTTACATAGAAGTTACGTTACTGTAGTAGAAAAAGCTTATGGTGACTTCAAGAAAGCACATGATAAGATTGATTTTACGGACATGCTTCTTAATTTTTTAGAAATGAAGACTGGTCCAGATTTAGATTTATTAATTGTTGATGAGGCACAGGATTTATCTCCTATCCAATGGAGAATGATTAAGGAATGTTTGTTACCAAACGCTAAGAAAGCTTATTACGCAGGGGACGATGATCAATGTATTTTTAATTGGGCAGGTGCAAATGTACGAGATTTTTTAAATGCATCTGAAAATAAAATTATTTTGGATAAATCATACCGAGTACCAAAAACTATACATGAATTTGCTAGAAATATAATTTCAAATGTTACTTTCAGGCAAGCTAAAGATTGGCAACCTCGTGAAGAAAAAGGTGTGTTAAATTTTCACTTCAATATAATGGATGTAGATTTTAGAACCGGAGAGTGGTATATCCTTGCTCGTACAAATAGAATACTTTCAGAAGTTTCAGATAAACTTAAAAATGAGGGGTACATCTTTTGGAGAGAAGGATCTGGTTGGTCGGTGTCTCAAGAAATTATTGATAGTATTGAGGTTTGGGTAAAGTTATGCAAAGGAAAATCAGTAAGAGTACAAGAACTAATAACTTTCTCGAAGAAAACAAAGAAGGACATCATTGGTTATGGTGGAAAAAAACAAATAGAAGGTCTAGACTATGGTCATACATACACACTAAACGATTTATTAAACAGTAATTTAGGTCAAAAATTGAATCTAAACAAAGAGATGACTTGGTGGGATGTTATAAATGTCAGCGAAGAGCAACGAATTTATATTACATCAGCACTCAGACGAGGAGAATCAATTCTATTGGGCACTCCGAGGATTAGGATATCTACAATACACAGATCTAAAGGTGGAGAAGCGGATAACGTAGCTTTATTGTTAGAGACACCAAAAATAATACAAGACAAAGGGGATAAAGATAGCGAACATAGAGTGTTCTATGTAGGGGCAACTCGTGCTAAAAAACAATTACATGTAATAGAAAGTGGGATAAAAAGTGGCTATAAAATCTAAAGACAGAGAATTTTTCTTAAAAGAAGCAGAAGCACTCATCAATGGTCCAAGGGCGAAGGAGTATGGGCCAGCGAGAAAAAATCATAAAAGAATAGCTGATATATGGAGTATACTTTTAGATAAAAAACTGAAAGAACCAATTACTCCGGAAGAAGTTGTGGCTTGTATGATAGGTGTTAAAGTTGCTAGACTTGCCGAAGATATATCTAAAGAAGATTCGTGGACGGATATTATTGGATACGCTGCATTAGGTGGAGAAATCATAAATGACAAGTAATGATCAGTATCACTTTTTAGATCAAGACATAAAAGATATGTCTTGGGGCAATGTAGATTCTGATTGGTCGCCACCAAACACTTTTCCAGACCTTACAAAAGCAACTAGAATTGCAGTTGACTTAGAAACAAAAGATCCAAACTTAATTAAATTAGGACCTGGGTGGTGCAGGAACGATGGACATATAATAGGTATTGCCGTGGCCGCAGGGGATTTTCAAGGTTATTATCCTATACGTCATGCGGCAGGTAATATGGATAAAAGAATTATCTTTAATTGGTTTAAAAAACAAATGGCAACACCTCACATACCTAAAGTGTTTCATAATGCTATGTATGATCTTGGTTGGTTAAGAGCCGAAGGAATAGAAGTACAAGGTAAGATAATAGATACCATGATTGCTGCACCTTTAATTGATGAGAACAGGAGATTCTATAATCTTAATTCATTAGCTAGAGATTATTTAAAAGAATCTAAAAGTGAAAAAGCATTAAGAGCTGCAGCAAATGAGTTTGGTGTTGATCCAAAAGCAGAGATGTATAAATTACCAGCTAGATACGTTGGTGCTTATGCAGAACAAGATGCAGCTGTGACATTACGACTGTACGATCATCTAAGTGTTTTGTTAGATAAAGAAGAATGCTCTTCTATTTTTGAGTTGGAGAATGATTTGCTTCCTGTCATATTTGAAATGAAAACAAAAGGTGTTCGAGTTGATGTTGACAAGGCTGAACAAGTTAAAAAGAAAATGGCACGAGAAGAAAAATTACTTATACAAGAGATAGTCAAGGAAACAGGTGTCACGGTTGAACCTTGGGTCGCTACATCTATAGCAAAGGTCTTTGATTCTGTGGGACTTTCTTATTCTCGTACAGAAAAGTCCGGGGCACCCATGTTTACAAAACAATTTCTCTCTAATAACACGCATCCAATTGCACATAAGATTGCAAAGATAAGAGAACTTAACAAAGCAAACACGACCTTTGTTGAAACTATTCTTAATCATGCTCATAATGGTAGAATTCATTGTGACTTTCATCCCTTGAGAACTGACGATGGTGGTACTGTAACAGGTCGATTTAGTTCTAGCAATCCTAATCTGCAGCAAATTCCTGCTAGAGATCCTGATATTAAAAAAGCAATCAGAGGATTATTCATTCCAGAAGAAGGAACCAAATGGGGGTCATTTGACTATGCTTCACAAGAACCTAGATGGTTAGCTCATTACTGTGCAAATTCAACAGGGGATTTACGACATCCATTAATTGATGATGTGGTTAAAATGTATAAAGAAGGTAAAGCCGACTTTCATCAAATGGTAGCTGACATGGCAGATATAAACAGGAAAGAAGCTAAGACAGTTAATCTTGGAATTATGTATGGCATGGGTAAAAAGAAATTAGCTGACACATTATCTATTACAGAAGAAGAAGCGGTATCTTTATTACAAAAATATAATGAGAAGGTTCCGTTTGTTAGAGACTTAGCAACAAGAGTTTCTGCCTTTGCACAGAATAAAGGAATGATAAGAACACAGCTTGGTAGAAAATGTAGATTTGATATGTGGGAGCCAAAGGGATTTGGTTACAAAAAAGCATTGCCAATGAATGAAGCTCTAAAGGAATACACAAATATAAAGAGAGCTTTTACATACAAAGCTTTGAATCGATTGATTCAAGGATCAAGTGCTGATCAAACTAAAAAGGCAATGGTCGATTGTCATGCGGCAGGTCTTACACCGACATTGACGGTGCACGATGAATTATGTTTTAGTATAGAAAATCAAGAGCAATCAGACACTATAGTAAATATAATGTCTAACTGCATTAAAGATTTAAACGTACCTTTTGAAGTCGATGCAGAACTAGGCGACAATTGGGGCGAGGTAGGTTAATGGGTAAAAAAGCAGAAGAAAAAACTGAACGTAATGCAGAAATATATTATAGACGTATGGCAGGGGAAAGACTCAAAGACTTGTGTAAGCAGTATGATCTATCCCGTAGCCGTGTATATAAAATAGTGATGCAGTATTCTAAAAAACTGTGCCTAAGTTGATTAGTAACCAGCTTTTACATATTGATTATGTAATTCTGTCAACGGATCTTCTTCTGGCTTTTCATTTTTAAAAACTTCATACGCATGTGATTTTATATTAGACCTATTTAGTCCTATATCTTTCAATGTTGCATCGTCTAAGCTGTTTAAAGCTGTTACTGTTCTTCCTATCTTAAAGTTGTAAAACCATTTTTCAAACATTTATTTCTCCATTTCTATTATTAGTTATATATTGTTTCTAAATAAGAGATAAGAGGGCAAAAATGAAAAACACAAGTGCTTAAATAGATTGAATTAATGTTAAGGTAGTTATCATAAACATACAAAAGATGAGGCTATTTTAGGTATCAATCATACCAAGACTATTTGTTTCATCGATTCTGAGGCATCTGAGAGGCTCGTTTTTTTAATAATTCCCTTAACTCTGCATTATTTCCTAATCCTCCCCCCTATTGATAAGGAAAAGTGCTTAACTCTGCATTATTTTTTTACGTTCTTCATCAGTCATTTTAGACCAGTTAGAAATTTGTTCTAAAGTTCTTTGGCAACCAATACATATATTATTTTTTATTTTGCACACGTTTAGGCACGGGCTTGCAATAGACTGTGATCTTTTTTGTCTTGTCATTGGGAAGGGGAATCTCTGGTTGATCGTTTAATCGTTTAGCAAAATACAGGCAGTCATTAACATTTCTAAATGTTTGATCCTGGCTTATTATTATTGTGCCTAGCATGTAGACTAAAGCAAATTCTATCATTCATTTTATGACTTTGGATTCTTCTTACCTGCATTTTTGTTTCTAGCATATGATCTGTTTACAGAACGTGGAACGGCTTTCAATTTACTTTTTTTATTAAGAGCATTACCACCAACATGATGGACATCTTGCCCATCACCTTTTTTGACTTTACCTTCACGCATCAAGATTCTACGGGCTAAGTTTCTATTAGCACGTTTCTTTCTGCGAGACTTAGGTTCAATCTCATATTCACGTTGATAGTTTCTCTTGTAAGCCATTAGTGCATTGTCATCAAGGGTTGTGAAAAAGAGCTATCATTATAATCTCCGTCTTCTAGGTAATCTCTTGTAACAGTTTCTTTTTTTAGCATACCACCTTTAACTCTGTAGGTTACTAGCTCTTGTCTAATAACACCTTCCTCTAAATCTTTATCTAAACTAAATTTAAAAGGTCCGTTTTTCATTATTTAATTCCTTTCGTGTATCCATTTTCTTTATTATATGTTAACACATCTTTTCTGTTTGCGTTCTCGTTAACATAAGATACATGAACCCAACCAGAGTTTGGATCTGTACCATCCCAACACTCTAATATTAATTGATCAAAATTTAAATTGTCTTGAATGTATTTTGCTAAATCATAATTACTGATACCATATATTTCTATGTCAGCTGCTTCTCCATCGCAATGCTGCGAGGTAGGTTTTGATCCTATTGCTTCACACAAATCAACGCTACGATAACCCGAATTTATGTTAATTGGTTTTGCAAATGCAGATCTAATTCTTTCTAGTACATTATAACACAAAGATTCCATAGCCATGACATGAATCTCGTTTGGATTATTTTCTATGCCTTTTCTTTCGGCTGTTTGTGATTTAGTAAATTCTCTTAATGTAAAGTTTTCTGATAATTTCATTGCGTTCTATTCCCAATTGTTAGATTTTTTAAAATATCGATTGGATTGCTTCCTAAGAAAGCAGGATTAGTTCTTGTGTTTGTAGATGCTTTAGTTCCTGTTTTTATGTTAGGAACCCCAAGATCTTTCATATTTATAGATGAGGGATTAACATCTCCCATACTTATAGATGAAGAACTAATATCTCCCATACTTATAGAAGGAGTTTCTCTTGGATCTTGTACACCACCAGATAATAATGATCTTCCAATTAATCCTCTGTATATATCAATCATTTCTGGAACAGGTAATTTATCTAAAGCTCTCTTTTCAAGTCTTATTTTGCTCTCTTTGTATATTGCTTCGTAAAGTTCTTTAGTTGGTTTAATAGGACTGAACTGACCTTTTAAAATCATAGCCAACTCATTAGTCCCTAAATTAGAATCTTCTTTAAGAGAATATATTATATCTTTATCTGATAAACCACCAGCTCTTGCTGCTTTAATTTTTTCAAACATCTCTCTTTGTTTTCTAAATAAATTATTGTTGCCATCAACATAGGCTTGTAAAACTTCTTCTTTAGTTGAGTTATTTAATTTAGCTACTTGACCAAAACCTCTGATAGCCGAACTTCTTAACTGTGTATATCCGTAACCACTGAAAGACAAAGCTTTTGGAATATCTAATTGTAACTTTCTTATACCTGTAAAAGCTGTTAAAGCCTCTTCAGTTTTATCATATTTTGTACCAGAAGAACCTGGATCTCCTGAAATAGCAAGATAAGTTCTTCCTTGTTCAAAACCACGAGGAGTTAATTTAGAAAACTGTTCTATACCACCAGGAAGTAAACCACCTAAAATATGATAAAAACCTTTTTGTACTTTAGTACCAAAATCTTCTGCTTCATTCCATATAGGAGAACCAGTAGGAGTTTGACCTCCACGACCTAAATATGATGCAGGTAATGCATCTAATACACGTTCCGCAATTAATGATTCACCGGCAAAAGGTTCTGCCAACGACTTAAAAGCTTGCCATGCACCACCTAATATTTTTTCTGCTTCTGAAGCTCCTACTTGACCTTTTTGACTGTAGGTTTGTAGAGCCAATCTTGCAGGAGCTAATACAAAATCATATGGAAGCATATAAGTTAAATCAATATACTCAAACTTTTTACCATCTTTTGGATTGTTTAAAGGAAGGGTTTGATGACCATTTAAAAATTCTGGCATTAATTTTCTAATCTCGTTTAATTTTTCTTGGGACATATCAGTTGCTAGTAAAGCAGCTTTGGTCAATCCAGCTGGAGTAGCAATAGCCATATTAACATAACTAGCTAATCTATTCGCACCTATTGCACGGATTTGTCTTTCAAGTATAGCAGCTTTATCGGCTCCCATCTTTGCAATCAAACTATCGCTTGCTTTAAAGCCTAGTTCTTTTAAACCACGATTAAGAATATTAGATGAATTTCTAACAATCTCCGCAGGAAAAGCAACAAAGTTTCCAAACACAGGAACTCTTCTTATTGATTTTATAAATTCTGGAACACGAGAATAAATAGGCATTGTTTCTTTTACAATGTCTCCAGAGAAAACATTTATAAAACCATGCTTACCTATAAGATCCGAGGATCGAGGAGCAAGACCAGAGTTAACCAGTTCTTCAACTATATCATCGCCTAAGTTATCAGGATCTAATCCAGCTTTTCTAAAAGCAGAACCAAACTTTGCTTTTTCTCCAACAAATCCAACTGTTTTCCAATAAGTATCA